AAGTCCAAGTTACATCATTAAACATAAAGAGTCCTTCGTCCATTGTGCCATTGGTATTGTGATTATGTACCAAAGGTCTGCCTGATGATTCACAAAAGACAATCAGACTAGCTTGTAAAACATCTTCTTCTTTAAAGTGTGTTTGCAATATAGGAAGCCATTGTTGTACAACTTCTACTTTTCTATATTGTTCCCTGCAATTTAAGTAATTGTCCATATCGGTTACCGTTGGTGGCAAAGTCAAGAGACAAGCAATCACACCTTCAATAATCAATGAAGGCATAAATCTCCTTTGTTAAGTTTTTATATCTTCAAGTTTTGTTTGTATTAATTTAAAATTCAAACAATTTATGTCGTTGCAAAACAAAGCACCACGAATCGTGGTAAGATGTTTTCCACAGAACATACAACTTGTGTTCTTTACTTTATTCACAATAAGTATTATAAATCATAAATTGTTAATTTGTGATTTATAAATAAAAAAAAGACCTTAGATACTAGCAATAGCTTCTAGGGTCTTTTGTATTAAATGATTAAACTATGTCTTAAAACGGCTCTAAATGGCTAATTTACATAGAATATTGGATTATTCCACTGATAAGTAAAACAATAAAGGTTGCAGTAGCCATTAACTCTGACCTAGAAATCTTTGTATTTACCTTCTCGTGTAGTTCATCAATGCGAGAATTTATCTTATCTTGTCCTTCTAATACAAGCATTAACATTTCTTTATTTGTCATTCCATTATCTGCCATTAGTTCTCCTTACAATGTACGCTTCCGTGTTTGCAGTTACATATTTGCACAAAAGAGCCGTCATCTTTTTTAGTTATCATACACATTAGCCACCGACTTTAAATAATATCTCTCTAATTACTTCTTCAATTATTACTAAGTTCTGATTAAATCCTGAAATACTATCTTGATACGCTTGGACTTGTGCTTTAAGTGTTGCAACTTCTTGTTGCAAATCATTAACCGTTTTGAACAACCAACCTACTAACATAGCTAATCCACCTTGCAGAATTTGGTTTAAATTAATTTTTGCTTCCATAAATTACTTCCTAAACCTTATTGTAATCAACCAAATCACAAGAGTAATTACTGTTGCATAAAAAGTTATTACTTGTGCTTGTCCTGTCAAAGTCAAAGTAGCAATCGCTAGACCTGATAAAGTCCAAGCAAGGTTAAGTGTTTCTTTTACTGCTTCTACGCACCAAGACCACAATTTCTTTATCAATTAAATCTCCTTACAAACGATACAATATTTACGATAACTGTTGGAAGTATCACTTCTTGTGCCTTCTCTTTAGTATCTTGTGTCATATCATTTGATATGTTTGTTAAATCTATTGCGTCTAAATCAACATCTATGATAACACTAAAGTCTCCTGCTACTAAAGATTCAAAAGCTATTTCTGTTTGTGCGTCAGCAAGTGTGTAGTTTTCTACATCAGCGTTTTCAACTGCTCTATCTACATATTCTTCTACTGCTTTTGCAACAGTCTTATCTGTCTTTACTGCTTCAGCTAACACTTCAACATCTTCTGTTTCTGTAAAACCAAGCACTTCAGCTACGACTTCTTGTTGTTCTTCTGTAAGGTCGTCAGCTTTTGCTATTGATTGTTCTACTACTTGACTTACAACTTCAAGTACATCTTCGCTAACTTCGTCAAGATTTTCCAATCCTGCGTCATTAACTTCTTCAATGATTTCCACAACTTGTTCTGTTTCAAGTTCTTCAACATTAGTCTCTTGTATAGCTTCAATCTTTTCTTCAACTTCTTTGACTTCTTCCTGTATTTCTTCTTCTGTTAATTCTACTTCTTCTTCAATTACTTCTTCTTCAATAATAAATTCATCTTCTTCTTGAATTTCTGTTTCTGATTCGGTGTCATCTGTAAGTATTTCTTCGTCCAACTCATCTTCTATAACTTCTTCTTCTACATCTTCTTCAATAATAATTATTATTTCTTCAGGTATCTCAATAACAATTTCTTCTTCTTCAAAGTCAAATTCTTCTTCAAGTTGTTTAACATCAATTTTAATTTCTTCTTCGACAATTTCTTCGACAACTTCATCTTCAATATCTTTAATTTCATCATCAGACTCCACTTCAAGTACCACAACATCATCATCAGGAAGCTCTGTTTCGGTATCTGTGATTTCTTCATCTTTAATTTCTATAATAACTTCTTCTTTTTCTTCTTCTTGTTTTAAGAAATCATTGTAAGCAGGACAATCTCCACGCTCTAAAGCAATATCTGTAACATAGCAACCCCACTCATCTTCATTAGATTGTCGTTCTATATCTCTATCAATAGTTCCGTCATTTAATTCTTCTTGGGTGTATTCAACTTCTTCTCCATTTATCTCAACAATTATAGGTGCAAGAGTTGTTGTAGTTGTAGGTGGTGGTGGTGGAAGCGTAGTAGTTGTAGTAGTTGTTGTAGTTGTTGTAGTTGTAGATGATGTTGTAGTTGTAGTAGTAGTAGTAGGAACTGTTGTTGTAGTAGTGGTTGTTGTTGAAGATGTTGTAGTAACAGGTATGTCTTGATACTGCCAATATAGTGTATCTAATACAGAAATATCAGATATTGTAACTTCAAACTTGGTAATGTATTTGTCTGTGTTAGCTTCATCATTGTTGTAATCAGTAAATGATTTGTAAAAAGTATCATACATAGTTGCTAAGTTTGAATTACTTTGTCCCGATTTGTTTATAGTTTCATCTGTATTATCTGAATAATAATATTTAACGGAGTAAGAATTATTTACTGCACCTACTAAAAATCCTATTTCATATACATCTTCTGAAAATTCAAAGACATAAGTACCACTTTGTATAGCTAATGAACAACCTGTCGTTCCATATTGGTTTTGTTCATTACAGTAAATGTAAGCACTTGAATTACCACCACTAATTGTCAAACCTGTTTCGTATGTACTATCTTCAAATGCTTCGTTAATTGTAACTTCATTAGGTACTTCTTCTGCCAATGCAGGTATTGGAACTGCAATTAGGCACACAGAAGCTATACAAAAAAACTTCTTTAGGTTGAACACCTTTTAATTATTGTCGAATGTTTGCTTTGGTTTATATTGTTCTAAGCCGTTTTGAACTACGCTTAATGCAGAACTCATAAAAGCAACACCGATTAATTCCATAGTATTTGCGTCTATGATTCCTGAAGATTGAGCTAAGTACAAAGAGATTGCTGATTGCAACCCTGTTCTAAAGGCTTTAGTAATAATAAATTTCCAATATTCTTTATTTTTCACTATTCTTCTTCCTTCTTAATTGGGTTGCTAAGTAATACCTTACCATACAATGTACATTTTTTTGTAACACACTTAAATCCTACTTCATAAAGTTTGGTGGGTTGGTTGCATAAATGACATATTAAATGCAAATTATCCTTTGGTTAGGTTATGTTCTTGCCTTCTAGTTTAGCAATTAGTTGTCTCATCATTCCCTTAATCTCAGATATATCTTCTTTAAGCATTGAAGGGCTAATCATATCAGGGCTTTGTTTGTTAGAAATTTCTTTTCCAATAGTAATTTTTGAATATTTAATTGTTACTTTATCTCCACTCAATATTGCGTCTCGCACCTTTGGATAAAGACGAGTGTATGCGTCTCGGCTTTGTGTAATTAAACCTTTAGCGTCTAAATCTAAATCTTGTTGAGCAGAGCCTACACCTAAACAACCTGATGTTTGGGTCGAATCATTAAGAGTGTGAATTAAAATCCAAGTAAATTGTGGAACATTTTGTAGCCACAACATACCTTTGTGCCAATCTGCACCATATCTTTTAAGGTATCTATTATGAAATCCACCTTCTGTTCTTAATTTAATTTCGTATTCTCCTTCAGGAATACAAGTCTCGTGCATTACTTTGACATCTCTGTACTCATCTTCAAGGGTATAGCATTCAAAAACACCGTCAATAAAAAGCATTCCATTGGTAGCGTCTTTGCCAAATTGAGTTCTTACTACATCAAGTTTCATATCTCTTTACCTTCCCATTGTAAGTAACTTCGTAAGTCCATTCGTGTTGTTCTTTACGAAATCTGCGTCTAGGCATTAGCTAGGTTTTGGGTTATCGTCTTTGACTTTTTTTATAGCTTTGTACCAAACGCCTGTTTTATCTAATTTACCTGCGTCAATATCCCAATAGAGTTGGTCTAGTTGGTCGCCAATACTAGCAAAGGCTTCTTGCCTTGCTCTTATGTAGCCATTATCTTGTGCGTCTAATTTAGATTGTGCTAAATCTTCAATAGCTTGGTCGTACTCAGCGTCTGTAAATTCTCGTCTCTCATTATTAACTTGAGCATACATTGGCTTTGCAGATTCAATCTCTGAAGTAGCTTCAGTTCTAAATTGTTCTA